CGTGCTGGACCGCATCAAGTACTCCGGCACCCAGGGGCGCCCGGCTGACGTGACGCTGCAGACGCTTGCGCAGATCTTCGAGCTCGACGAGGTCATCCTGGGCGGCTCGATCTATTCGGACGCCGAGGAGGTCGTGGCCGGGACCGACTTCAACGCGGTCGACCTCTGGGAAGTGAACGCCACCAAGGGCGCGGCGCTGCTTTACTACAGCCCGCCCGAGCCCGCGATCGACGAGCCCGCGGCCGCCTACTGCTTCAACTGGAAAGGCGACGCCGGCCAGGAGGACGAGGTCATGGAGTCGGACATATACCGGGCCGTCCGGTACTGGTGGCAGAACGATCAGAAGTCCTGGATCGTCGAGGCCTCCGAGTATTTTGACTTCAAGATCACCTGCGCGGACGCGGGCTGCCTTTTCTACGACACCATCGTGACGTAGCGAGGGCATCTTGGCGCTGCGCGACCAATACGAGGCCGACCGGGCCCTACTGCTCGGGACCGAGCTGCCGTGGGTGCAGTCCGTCACCTACAACGGGAGCGCCGTGTCGGCCTCGTTTCAGATCAAAACCGAGGACGAGGCCGACGCACGGCGCGAGAGCGCCGAGCTGATCGTTTCGGCCGCGGCCGTTCCGGCGCCGGCCTACCGCGACGAGGTGGTCTATTCCGGCGTCACCTGGCACGTCCTGCGCACCGTATCATCGGACGGGGTCACCCACCGGCTCGAGCTCTACCGCGGCGAGCAGCCCGTGTGGAGGCGGTAGTTTCGGGGTTCAGGGTTCACGGTTCAGGGTTCACGGTTAAGGCGGGAAAATGGCCGAGAGCATCAAAACGACACTGGAGTCATGGAAGGACGCGCTTTCGACCGACTCCGCGCTGACAGCCTGGGCCAAGGCTTACTACGGCCGTGCGCACAAGGTCTACGTTAACATCGACGAGCGCAACGCGCCGGGCGAGGCGGACTGCCCTTATATCCAGCTGAGGCCCACGGCCTGCCGCTACGGCCGCGGGGTGACCGAGAAGTGGATGGAGTTCGAGATGGTCGCCTGTCTGCACGACGAAAACTTCGCGCAGGACCCGGAGACCAACGCCGTCGAGTACTTCGGCGTGCAAAAGGTGATGGACATGGTGGATCTCGCCGTGGCCGCCGTGGCGGCGGTCGACACCGGCAACGCGCTTTTGCAGGACATCGCGGTCGAGATCGAGACGATCGAATTTTTCCCGTTTTTCCTGGCCGGCTGCCCGCTGATCCTGATCGAACCGTTCACGCTGGGCGCCACCAGGACCACTTTATAGGAGACAACGACGATGGCCCACCAAAAGGGATCAACCGTACAGTTTCAGCTAGGCTTCGAGGGAACGTTCGGGGCGGGCGCGCTGAACGGGTTCGTGCTGCCGATCAATTCATTCGGCGTGCGCTCGACGCGCGCGCTGAACCGCCCGGCCACGCTTTCGAGCAGCCGCAACCCGAGCGAGCCCTTCGCCGGCAACCTATCGGTCGCCGGAGACATCGTGATCCCGGTGGACTCAGCGGCGCTGCCCTACTGGCTGATCGCCATGTTCGGGCTTCCGACGACGACCGGCGGAAGCCCCTACGTGCACGAGTTCAAGATCCCGACCAGCCAGTATTCGATGATACTGGAGACCGCCTTCACCGACCTCGGGACGGCCAAGTACAACCAGTTCAAGGGCTGCAAGGTCAACAGCTTCGCCATGACGGTCGGCGGGGACGGAGAGTTGGTGGCGACGCTCGGGATCTCCGGCCGCGTCGATTCGATGGAGAGCTCCTCCTTCGACGCATCGCCGACCACGGTTACGCTGGCGCGGCTCAACAACTTCCAGGCAGCGCTCACCGAGGGAGGGGCCACGCTCGCCACCGCGACCGAGCTCACCATCAACATCAATTTCCCGATGGACGTCTATCACGTGATCGGCGGCCAGGGCCTGGCCGGGAGCCTCGCCGAGCAGAAGGTCGAGGTGAGCGGCAACCTCAAGACCTTGTTCGAGGACACGAGCCTGATCGATTACGCCATCGCCGGCACCGATCGCAGCCTGAAGCTCACCGTCACCGGCAGCGCGTCGAGCGTCTTCGAGCTCGAAATCCAGGAGCTGCTCTACGAGCGCAACAGCCCGGACGTCCCGGGCCCGCAGGGGCTGATCGTCGACCTCAACTTCCAGGGCTACTACGCGAACGGCAGCGAGGCGAGCGGTGTGGTGGCGCGGGTCACCAACGGGACGAGCGCCTACACGACCGACGTGGTGCCGAGCGTTTCGGCGAGCAGCAGCGCCTCGGCGTCGCTTTCGCCGTCGTCCTCCATCAGCCCGAGCAGCTCGGCGAGCCCGTCGGCTTAGGGGATGTTTAAGGTTTAAAGTTTAAGGTTTAAAGAAAAAAAAAGGGTGCGGCATGCGGGAGATCGAAATAGGGGGGAAGGTGTTCGAGGTGCGCGGGCTGCGGCTGTCCGAGATCTGCGACAAGAAGATGCGCAGGCTTGGCTACGGCCGCTTCGCGTTCCGGCCGGAGATCAACGGAGACGACCAGGACCGCCTGGGCGAGATCATGGACGTGGCGCTCATGGCGGTGCTTGGCGCGGAAGGCTGCGAGGCGGTCGACCGGGCCGGAGGCGTCAAGGGGCTGCAGGCGGCCTGGAAGGCCATCATGGCGGAGACCTACGGCGGAGAGGACGAGGAAAAAAACTCGTCCGGCGCTGGGAGTGGGAGTGCGACTCCAAGCGCCGAGACTACTGCGCCGCCTGCCGGAGACACGAGCGCTGCGCCGAGTGCCCCAACGGACGGCCACCTGAGCTGACGCCGGAGAACGAGGACGCCTGGGACCTGTGGAGGGCCTCGCAGACGCAATGGCGCGCGGGAGGACTTGGGATCGTCGGGCTTGACTACGGGTGTTTAATGGGGCTAGCTGGCCTGCTCATGATCGACTGGACGCCGGGGCTCCTGAAGAAAATCATGGCGCTCGAAGCCGCGACGCTGGCGCGGGCGAACGCGAGGACGGAAAAATGATCAAGATGGAAGCCAAGGCGGAAGGCGTCGACCAGCTGCTGAAGATCATCCTGGTCGAGTCCGCCGCGAGCCGCAAGGCGCTGAAAAACGCGATCCGCACCGAGGGGTTCAGCCTGCGGCACACCATGTCGCAGGCGATCCGCATGGGGGTGGCGGCGCCCGGGCACCGGCTGCGGGATCTCTCCATGATCGCGCGCACCATCAACCGCAAGAGCGGCGTGCGCCAGCACAAGCCCCTCCTGCGGCTCGCCTCCGGCATCACCTATCTGGTGGACGACCAGGGCATGACCATGCGGGTCGGGTTCACCAAGCGCAGCCCGCGCTGGGTCGTGCGGGCGGCCGCGCGCCAGCAGGAAGGCTTCACGCGGCCCGTCACCGAGCGCATGCGCCGCTACATGGCGGCCCGCGGATCCGAGCGCCGCACCCGGCGCACCTGGAAAAGCCGCCGCACCGGCAACCCGCTCATGCTGAGGAAGACCACAACGCGCTTCACCGTGCCGCCGCGTCCGATCGTGCAGCCCTTCTGGGACTGGCAGCGCCCGCAGACCGCCACCCGCATCAGAAACAACTTCCGCATGATCATGCGCGGCCAGGTGGCCCCGGGCGGCGTGCTCGTGAGCGTGCAGGAAATGGCAGGGTTCTGACATGGCAGACGCCAAGCTCGAAATCGTGCTGTCCGCCAAGGACGCCAGCGAGGCGGCCTTCCGGCAGGTGACCGCCCGGCTGAAGGACATGAGCGGCGCGGTCTTCTCGCTCAAGGGCGCGCTCGCCGGCCTCGGCGTCAGCATCGGGATCGGGGCGCTCGCTAAGTCCGTGCTCGACACGGCGAGCTCGTTCGAGCAGCTGACGATCAAGCTCGATACGGTAACCAAGGGCAAAGGTCATGAGACGCTCCGGCTGATCGACGAGACCGTCAAGGACCTGCCGGTGGACGTCGCCAAGGCGACCGACGCCTGGGTGATGATGGGCGCGATGGGCCTGACGCCGACGGCCGACAAGCTCCGCACGCTGATCGACGTGTCGTCCGTGCTTGGCGAGGAGACCATGCCGCGGGTAGCACGAGCGCTCGGACAGATGGCATCGCTCGGCAAGGTATCCGCCGAGGAGCTGAACCAGCTTTCCGAGGTCGGGATCAACGCCCGCAAGTACCTCGCCGAAGGCTTCGGCATGACGGTCGAGCAGCTGCAGAAATCCAACATCTCGATCCAACAGGTGATCGACACGATCTGGCGCGGGCTGGACGCAGACTACAACGGCGGCGCCAAGAAGGCCATGAACTCCTGGAACGGGCTGATGGTCCAGTTCCGCAAGAGCATCCAGGACCTGGAGCGCCAGGTGGCGGACGCCGGCATTTTCGACGCCCTCAAGGAGGGCATGGGCTTCGTCAACCAGGCGCTCTCCGAGTGGATCCGCAACAATGAGACGTTTCTAAAGCAGGACCTGCCGAAGTACATCAAGGAGGCCACCCAGGCGCTGCGTGAGTTCATGGACCTGGCGCGCATGCCGTCGATGACCGGGATGGTGTTCGAGGGCCAGAAGCTGATCGACAAGGGCCTGATCGACTCGCAGAAATTCTACTACGCCTCGCACGTCGAGCGCATGCGCATGATCGAGGAGGCCAACAATATCGCAGGCACGAACCAGATGGTCGGAACGCGCGGCTACAAGGGCGTACCGGGCGTTTCCATACCGACCCGATACCGCGAGAACCTCGTCGGCGTCTACACTAAGCCGGTCGTGGACGCCGAGGAGGCGAAGAAGGCGGCCGAGAAGGCCATGAAAGAGTTTTTGACGTCAGACACCGGGCGGTTCTCCTACGGGGTCTGGGAGGACCAGTACGAGCAGCTGGAGGCGCTGCGCGAGTCGCTCGCCAAGTACCGCACCGAGGTCAAGCAGTTCGACATGGAGGCCTACAAGAAGGCTTCCGAGGACGACGTCCGCAGGATGGAGAAGGAAATCCCGTTCCTGCAGAAGCAGGGCTGGGACGAGCAGATCAACGACGTGGTGAAGTCGGTCGAGACGGGGTTCGACTCAATGATCGAACTCTCAGAGCGCACGGCCGAGGCAATGCAGGACAACTTCTCCGATCTTTTCTTCGACGCGATGACCGGCGAGCTGTCCTCGTTCGAGGACTACGCCACGGCGGTGCTGCGCTCGATCCAGCGCGCGCTCGCGGACGTGGCCGCGCAGATGGCCACCCAGGCGATCTTCGGCGCCAAGTCGGTGGGCGGTACCGGCGGAGGCGGAGGGCTGATCAGCTACCTGTCCGACTTGCTGGCCGTCTCGTCCACCGCGTCGAGCGCCTATGGAAACGTGTTCACGCGGTCCGGCGTCGAGCGCTTCGCGTCCGGCGGAGTCGTGTCCCGCCCGACGGTGTTTCCGTTCGCGAACGGCGTGGGGCTCATGGGCGAGGCCGGCCCGGAGGCGGTGATGCCGCTCAGGCGCATGCCGAGCGGCCGCCTGGGGGTCGAGGCGAGCACCGCGCAGCCGAACATCACGATCAACGTGGCGGCGCCCTCCGGCCGCGTGGACCGCGAGAGCCTCTCGCAGATGCAGGCCGCGCTGTTCGCCACGCTTTCGCGGAGCGCCAGGAGAAACGCATGACGACCTTCATCGAGAGCCCGCGCTTCCCGGACGACATCAGCTACGGCAGCCGCGGCGGGCCAGGGTTCGCCACCTCGATCGTGGTGGTCGACTCCGGGGCCGAGACTAGGAACCAGCGCTGGGCCTACCCGCGCCACGAGTACGACGTGGCCTACGGGGTCAACACCATCGCCAAGCTGGAGACCCTGCTGGAGTTTTTCCAGATCATGGCCGGCCGCGCCATCGGGTTCCGGTTCAAGGACTGGATGGACTACAAGTCCTGCGGACGGGACGACACGCCGTCCGCGACCGACTGCGCCATCGGGACCGGCGACGGATCGGACGCCACCTGGCAGCTCGTCAAGGTCTACACCCAGGGGGCCTACACGCGGACGCGGAAGATTTTGAAGCCGGTCGCCGGAACGGTGGTCGTGGCGGTGGCCGGGTCTGCCAAGATCGAGGGGATCGACTACACGGTCGACACCACGACGGGGATCGTCACCTTCGCGGGCGGGAGCGCGCCGACCGCAGGGCAGGCCATCACGGCAGGCTTCCAGTTCGACGTGCCGGTGCGCTTCGACACGGACCGGCTATCGATCAACATCAACGACTACAACGCAGCCGCGGCCCAGGTGCCGCTCGTCGAGCTAAAATACGGGGACACATGAGCCGCAGCGTCTCCACCGACCTGAAAAACCATATCGCAGGAGAGCTGACGACGCTCGCCACCTGCTGGCGCATCCGCCGGCAGGACGACACGGTCGAGGGCTGGACGGACCACGACGAGACGATCACCTACGGAGGCGTCGCGTACACGCCGATCGAGGCTGGCAATCCGGCGATTTTCAGGACCAAGCTCGGAGCTGGCGTCGAGGCGACCGACATCGAGATAGCCTTTTCGGTCGACTCCGACAAGGACACCGAGATGCGCGCCGGCCTCTATGACTACGCCCAGGTATGGACCTTCATGATCAACTGGGCGGACACCACCCAGGGCATCATAAAGCTGCAGTACGGCCGGATGGGAGAGTCCGAGATCCGCGACAACGTGGCGCGGATCGAGCTGAGGAGCCTCACCCAGCTGTTGGGCAACACGATCGGGCGCATCTACACGCCAGAGTGCAGCGCCTCGCTCGGAGACAGCCGCTGCGGGGTCTCGATGGCGGGTTACACGCACACGGGCGTCGTCAACGTGGTGACCAACGACCGCATTTTCTCTGTATCGGGAGACGCCTCCGGCCGTGCGGACGGCTACTTCAACTACGGGAAAATGACGTTTTCATCCGGAGACAACGCCGGAATCACCATGCAGATCCAGGCGAGCTACGCCTCCAGCATGGTTTACCTGCTGGAGCACTTGCCCTACTCGCCGGCGAACGGAGACGCCTTTACGGCCTACGCCGGCTGCGACCGCCGCTGGGCGACCTGCCGCGCGACTTTCAACAATAAGGACAGATTTCGCGGCTTCCCGCACATCCCGGGGATGGACAAGGCCATGTACGTTCCAGCCAACCGGCAGTGGACGACCTCATGAGCTTCGGATCAACAGCGCTGCAGATCGGCGGGATGGTCATCGGGGCCGTGATCGGCTATTTCGCCGGCGGCCAAGTGGTCCAGGGCGCCATGATCGGCGCCTCGATCGGCGGTATGGTCGGCGGAGTGGCCGGCGCCGCGCTTTTCCCTGACAAGGCGGACGGCGTCAAGGTTCCGCCTCCGCAGCCTCGCGAGAACCGCGTGCAGGTGTCGACCTACGGGGCGCCCATACCAATCCAGTACGGGTCCGGACGGCTCGCCGGCAACATCATCTACATGCAGGACCCGGTCGAGACCGTCAGCACCAAGAACTTCCGCGAGGAGGGCGTGCGCTACACCACCAAGACCATGACCTACACGTCCACTTTCGCCATCGCCTTCTGCGAGGGTCCGGTGGACGGCATCTCCAGGATCTGGGTCAACAACAACCTGTACGCCGACTTCCGCGACCCGAGCGGAACGTTCTTCCCTACTGGCGCATCGACCGACATCCACCAGGCGAACCTCGACACGTCGATCGCCCGCCAGGAGACCTATTTCTCGATCTACCTCGGGAGCGAGAGCCAGACCGCCGACCCGTCTATCGCGGCCATCCTCGGGGCCGCCCTCACGCCGGCCTACCGCGGGATCTGCTACATCGTGTTCAAGGACTTCCCGGTGGGAGAGTTCCAGGGGATACCGACCATCGAGGCCGAGGTGATCGCCAACGGCAGCACGACCACCGAAAACATGACGGTCGATCTCTCCGCATACGATTTCTCGGCCTACAGCGCGGTGGACAACGACGGCAACCTGATCAAGTTCGATAACACGAGCCGCCTCGCCTACGTGTTCGACCAGCTGACGAACCGGGTGCTGCGCACCTTCGCCGTGGCCGCGCCGGCTTCCTATACGCACCAGGGGATCGGAGTGGACCCGTCCTCGCGCGTGATCCTGTTCGCCTTCGACAACGAGCTCGGCTTGTACTCGGGCCGGTGCGTGCATTACTGCTACAATTCTGAGGGCAAGTTCGTCACCAGCTGGCAGGACGACAGCGTCTACCGCGGGCTGCGCGTTTCGTATGCCTTTACGACCGACGGCATGGTGGTGCGGTACGGCACCAGCCAGTATTACAACAGCGGGTGGTATTACGCTCCGCTGATGGTGCTCTACCAGGACTACGCCGGCACGCGCAAGGACGCCTACTGGGGGCCGTGCCACCCCAGCAACCCGACAGTGCTCTCGTGGTCCCAGGACGAGCCTGTATTCGGCGAGCGGACATTCGGCGGGCTGGGTGGGCTTGTAAACACCTACATCAACCTGGTGGTCGGTAACTCATATTGGCGATTCGCATGGGGATCCGTCAACCGTACCACGTCCGGGATCGGAGACACGGCGGTCATCCCGGCCGGCTACGAAGTAGCGACCGACCTCGACAACCCGACCGGCTACCATTCCGGCCTGGCGATCACGGCGGGCGGCGACCTTGTCACGAGCACGACGGACGGCAACACGGTCTACGTCCACAGCGGGATCACCGGGACGATCAAGCAGCGCACGCGCGTGCTGGACGCGGTGGTGCCGCTGGAGGACGCCATTGCCGACATCTGCGACCGGGCAGGGATCGGCGCGGCCTACATCGACACGACGGCGCTGACGTCCGACGACCTCGTCGGCTACCACGTGGCCCGCCAAATGCCGGCCAAGACGGCGCTCGAAACGCTCCTGACCTTCTACTCGGTCGACGTGGCCGAGGATGACTGGAAGATCGTTTTCAAAAAGAGGGGAGGCACGTCGGTCGCCACGATCGCCGCGGCCGAGCTCGCGGCGCACGCCTACGGCGGAGACCTGCCGGACCGGGCCGTCACGGTGCGCTCCCAGGACGCAGAGATCCCGACCCACCTGACGGTGTCCTACGAGTCGCGCACGCTCGACTACGAGATCGCCACCCAGCAGGCCGTGCGCATCGACAAGCCAAACCTGATGCGCCGCGAGATCTCGATGGGGATCGTCGCAACCAACACCAAGGCCAAGCAGGTCGCTGAGGTGCTGATGAAGATGCTCTGGCGCGTGCGGCAGAGCTACAAGTTCAGCGTTCGGCGCGAGTACCTTTGGCTTGCGCCAGGGGACGTGGTGACGGTGTCCGGCCAGGCCATGCGGATCGTCGAGATGTCGGACGCGGACGGGGTCGTGTGGGTCATGGCCGAGGAGGAGCCCGGCGGGGTCTACGAGTCGGACGCCGTGGCGGACACGCTCGAAGTGTCCCAGGTCGACATCAACAAGGAGCGGTACATCCCGTCCTTCATACCGATGAACCTGCCGCCGATCCGGGTCACCGACGGAGACGGCGGCTTCTACGTGGCGGCGCACGGTGATTCAACGCGCTACTCCGGTGCGGCGGTACAGGTGTCGCTTGACGGCGGCTCCTCGTGGACGGACCAGGCCGTGCTCGGTAGCGCCGACCGCGCGGTCGTCGGGCTCTGCACGTCGACGCTCGGCACCGGCCTCGAAGGGTGCCTTGACTACACAGCCTCGGTCGCCGTGCGGATCACCAACTCCGGCGACACGCTCGCTGACGCCACGCTCGACGAGATGCTGGAGGATGGCGCCAACCTCGCCGCGATCGGGTCCGACGCGACCGGATACGAGATCATCCAGTTCATGACGGCCACGCTCGCGGACGGGATATACACGCTGACGGGGCTTTTGCGCGGGCTGTACGGGACGAGCCGCTACATGGCGACGCACGCGGCCTCAGAGAACTTCGTGATGCTCGACGGCTTCACCGGGATCGACTACGTCAACCTGTCGACCGAGCTGATCGGAACCGAGATACTCTGCCGCGTCCGCAGCCCATACGGGTCGGTCGGATCTCCAACGGCCTTTACCTCTGACGGTTCAACCATCACGCCGCTGCCGGCCCAGGGCGCCTACGCGACGCGCTTACTGTCAGCCACCCCGTGGTGCTTTCTCAAATGGTATCCGGCTGACCGGTATTTTTTCGAGCAGGCCGACCTCGCGGATTTCTACGGTGGACAGCAGTCCGAGGAGAGCGAGTCCTACGAGGTCGACGTCATCCATCCGACGAGCGGAGCGGTCCTGCGCACGATAACGGCCACGACGCCGGCCGCCACCTACACGTACGCGGACCGGGTGGCGGACGGCTACCCGCAGACACAGCCGATCGTTTTCGACATCTACCAGATGTCGAGCGTGGTCGGCCGCGGGATCGCCAAGCGTGTGTCAGTATAGGAGCTTTATATGAGCAATCTGCTTTCGATCCCAGAGATGACGAGCGCGCAGATCAGCAAGTACAGCGTCTTCAACCAGGCGCTGACGATCCTGACGGCGCTGATGACAGGCGCCCGCGACATCATCACAGCCTACCCGGGAAGCCCGGTAGAGGGCGCGGCATATATCGTCGGCACCGCGTTCGGGACGCACGAGGCCAACGACATCGTGATATACATCGGCGGCGCCTGGTACGAGATGGACCCAGTGGAGGGCTTAAGCCTTTGGGTCTGGGACGAGAACGTGCGCTATACCTACAACGGCACGACTTGGGACGCAGACCCGCAATACGGCATTGCTTCGGCCTCGGTCAGCCCCAGCGCATCGCTCAGCCCAAGCAGATCGGCAAGCCAGAGCGCGAGCGCCAGCGTCAGCCCCAGCGCATCCACATCACCCAGCAGCTCGGCCAGCCCGAGCACATAAAAAGGAGAGGAAAAAAACAATGAAAAAAATATTATTTTTGGTTGTCGCAATCTTGTTGATGGCAGTATCAGCTCAAGCTCAGATCTGCAACGTAGGCGTAGCCTGGACGCCCGATCCTGTTGGCGCGGCGGCAATCGTTGAGCAGCGCGTGTACCATGATACCGATGGAGTTGACGGCGGTGATACGCTCGTCGGCACCGTAGCGCCTACAGTCAACGTGCATCAGTGGACGGTTGCGAGTGCCTGCTTTGCTTCTGACCGCGTTTATGTGACTACGGTTTATAATGGCGGCTTGACGGTTGTTTCGGCCAAGGTTGCCGTGCAATCTGTTGTCGGTGCCATTTTGACAAATTCTGTTAAGCATCAGGAGTAATGATGTGCGCTGGCTTGCATTTTTACTTTGCCTTGTCGGCAATGCTTGGGCCGCAGAAGTCCGGCTTGCGTGGGATGCGAACACGGAGCCGGACATTGCAGGCTATAAAATCCACTACGGCACGGCGAGCGGGAGCTACAGCGTCCACCTCAACGTTGGCAACGTCACCACTTGCACGGTGCCAGGGCTTGCAAACGGAACGCGGTATTACTTCGCGGCGACTGCCTACGACAACGAAGTTCCGAGCCAGGAATCAGGCTACAGCAATGAGGTCAACTGGCAATCCGGCGAGCCGCCACCGTACATTGGCGCAGCAGGCTTGCGGGCATCACGGTATCAGGTAGAGGTACAAAACATGGGATATATTAGTTCAGAAGACTGGACTAGTGGGAATTTAACGGTTCCGAGCGGTACAACTGGAATTGCTGTTTTTACGTTTGCCTATCCAGCCGCATATCCAACCGCAATGACAATCGGCGGTCAGGCCAGGGACGGCGAATCGCACTCGACATCAAGCGGAAATTTTGGCTGCGCCGTATCCTATTTTTTGTCAACATCTACCGGGGCGCAGGCACTATCTATTACCTGGAACGCTACGCCTCAACTCGGGCCGGGTGTAGTGGTACTGTATTTTGATGGTGTTAACGCGGTGCGCGATTCTGGCGCTGCGACCGCTGACGATGGCGATGATGCAGTTACGATTGACACTAATGCGACTGATTCAGTGGCGGCGGTAGCTGCAAATTATGGATCATACATAGCGGCTCCGTCCGGTTGGACCAGCCGAGTTACGCAGACGAATTTAGACGCCTATATGCGTGGGATAACAGCCGACAGTCCAGGGGCGTCAACAACTACGATCAACTTGGGTGTATATGGATCTGAGTGGTATTTCGGAGTCGCGGCGGTGTCGTTCATAGCATCCACCGGCGGCGCATCGGCGAGTGCCAGCGTCTCTCCAAGCGCATCAGTCAGTCCATCAGGATCCGTGTCACCGTCCGGTTCGGCCTCTGCCAGTGTTTCGCCGTCTGCATCGAGGAGTCCGTCGGCGTCGATCAGCCCGAGCGCCTCGATCAGCCCGTCGGTTTCGGCATCGGCATCGGTTTCTCCGAGCGCCTCGATCTCTCCGAGCGGGTCTCCAAGCGCCAGTGTTTCGCCGTCTGCATCAAGGAGTCCATCGGCGTCTATTTCTCCGAGTGGATCGCCATCGGCCTCGATATCACCCAGCGCATCGCTGTCGCCTTCGGTTTCGGCGTCTGCATCTGTTTCTCCCAGTGCAAGCGTGAGCCCGTCCGTCTCCGCATCGGCCTCGGTTAGCCCAAGTGCATCAATAAGCCCGTCCGGGAGCGCCTCCGCCTCGGTTTCTCCTTCGGCGTCTATTTCTCCGAGTGGGTCTCCATCGGCCTCGATCTCACCCAGCGCCTCACTGTCGCCTTCGGTATCAGCATCGGCATCGGTTTCCCCGAGCGCGAGCTTGAGCCCGTCCGTATCCGCCTCGGCATCGGTCAGCCCGTCGGCGTCGATCAGCCCTTCCGGGAGCGCGTCGGCCTCTGTTTCGCCATCGGCATCCGTGAGCCCTTCGGCGTCGATTTCTCCCAGCGGATCGCCGTCCGCCTCGGTCAGCCCGAGCACGTCGATCAGTCCGTCGGTCTCGGCCTCGGCCAGTGTTTCGCCAAGCGCATCGATCTCTCCGAGCGGGTCTCCGAGCGCGAGCGTGTCGCCGTCGGCGTCGCTGAGCCCCAGCGCGAGCGTCTCACCGAGCAGCTCGGCGTCTCCCAGCGCCGGGGGCGTGTCCGCGAGCGCGTCGGTTTCACCCAGCGCATCGTTGTCTCCTTCTGTTTCAGCGTCTGCATCTGTTTCTCCCAGCGCAAGCTTGAGCCCGTCCGTCTCCGCCTCGGCCTCGGTCAGTCCGTCGGCCTCGATCAGCCCGTCCGTGAGCCCATCGGCGTCGATTTCTCCCAGCGGGTCGCCGTCCGCCTCGGTCAGCCCGAGCGCGTCGATAAGTCCGTCGGTATCGGCGTCTGCCAGTGTTTCGCCCAGCGCCTCGATCTCTCCGAGCGGGTCTCCGAGCGCGAGCGTATCACCGTCTGCATCGGAGAGCCCGAGCGCGAGCACATCTCCCAGCAGCTCGGCGTCTCCCAGCGCCGGCGGAGTGTCCGCGAGCGCATCCGTCTCTCCCAGCGCCTCGCTTTCGCCGTCGGTTTCAGCGTCCGCGTCCGTTTCGCCCAGCGCGAGCTTGAGTCCGTCCGTCTCAGCCTCTGCGTCCGTGAGCCCAAGTGCATCAATAAGCCCATCCGGGAGCGCATCGGCATCTGTTTCTCCATCGGCATCCGTTAGTCCGTCGGCGTCGATTTCTCCAAGCGGATCGCCTTCCGCATCGGTAAGCCCGAGCGCGTCGGTCAGTCCGTCGGTCTCGGCGTCTGCCAGTGTTTCGCCCAGCGCCTCGATCTCTCCAAGCGGGTCTCCGAGCGCGAGCGTGTCGCCGTCGGCGTCCGTATCCCCGAGCGGATCGGCCTCCGCATCGCTTTCGCCGTCCGCGTCGGTATCGCCGTCGGGATCAGCGTCGCTGAGCGCCTCCGCCTCGGTATCTCCTTCCGCGTCGGTTTCTCCCAGCGGCTCGCTCTCGCCGTCGGCATCGGCAAGCCCGAGCCCGCTGCCGTTCGATCTGCTGTTTTTGTCTTTCGCCCAGAAGCGGCCCACGGCTACCTGGTCGCAGAAAAAGCCCTACATGACATTCACCGAGATGGCACCCGTATGAGCGGCAAGACTTCAATCATCATCCCGGCCCGAAATGAGATCTACCTGCAGGCGACCATCGACGGGCTGCTCGAAAACGCGGCAGGCGACGTCGAGATCATCCCCGTGGTCGAGGGGCCGACCGCTCACCCGACAGGCCCGAGCAAGCCGGATCCGCGCGTGCGCCCGATCGTGCACGCCGAGGCCAAGGGCATGCGCCCGGCGATCAACGCCGCGGCCCAGGCCGCAACCGGCAAATACCTGATGAAGTGCGACGCCCACTGCATTTTCGCGCCGGGGTATGACGAGGCGTTAAAAGCCGACTGCGCCGAGGACTGGCTCGCCGTTCTCACGCGGCATTCCATCCACGCCGAGACCTGGACGCCCAAGCTGCGCTTCTTCAACTACTCCTACCTGACGTTCCCGTGGGAGCCGACCATGTACGGCATCGGGCTGCACGCCAAAACGTTCGACTGGGACGAGAACAAGGCCATAAACAAGGAGCGGGCGCACCTGCGGGTGGACGACGTCATGAGCTTCCAGGGGTCCTGCTGGTTCATGCACAAAAGCGCATTCATGCGGCTGCTCTACCCGCTCGACCACGACAACTACTATTTTTACCAGGAGGCCCAGGAGGTCGGCCTCAAGTTCTGGCTCTCCGGCGGCCGGTGCGTGGTCAACAAAAACACGTGGTACGCGCACCTGCACAAGGCCAGCACTACCGGCCGCGGGTTTTATCTTAGCCTGCACCGCAAGCGCAAAAGCGAGGCCTACGCCGCAGACTACTGGCTGAACGACCAGTGGCCCCAGGCCACCCGCAGGTTCTCCTGGCTTGTCGAGCACTTCTGGGACAAGGCCCTGCTCGCCCAGCACGGCTGGCCGGAGGACTGGCAGCACCAGCGACACAAGGACGCCTTCTATGGCCGGACGGAGGTACCGGCACATATATGAATAAATGATAGTTTTAAGTTTTACGTTTTAAGTTTTACGGGAATGGTCTGCTTAGCACTTAACACTTAAACTTCACACGAGGTCCATGGACACCTTAACCCACATTCTGAGCAAGTTCGACGTCCGGCCCGATGCCGCTTCACCCGTCCTGCTGCAGCAGATCGACCGCGCCGGGCTCGCCGAGCTGTTCGGAGACCTGGGCTTCAAGGTCGGCGCCGAGATCGGCGTGGAGCAGGGCAAGTACAGCGAGACGATCTGCCGGGCCAATCCAGCGGTCAAGCTGTTCTGCGTGGACTCCTGGGCGCGCTACAAGGGCTATCGCGACCACGTCGACCAGGTCAAGCTGGACGGCTTCTACCGGGCGACCGAGGACCGTCTCAAGCCCTACGACGCGATCCTGGTGCGCGGCTATTCCATGGATGTTGTCAAGCAGTTCAAGCGCGACTCGCTCGACTTTGTCTACATCGACGCCAACCACAACCTCCCGTGGGTGATCCAGGATATCTGGCAGTGGTCCGAGCGCGTGCGGCCAGGCGGGATCGTGGCCGGGCACGACTACAACGAGCACCCCGAGGGCCGCTACCGCTGCCACGTGGTGGACGCCGTCAAGGCCTGGACGAGCTGCTACAGGATCAGCCCGTGGTTCGTGGCGGGTGAGGACCACACCTACCGTGACGGCAAGAAGCTGCGCCGCAACCGGTCCTGGTTTTGGGTGAAGGCATGAAAAAGGCGGTTATCATAACGGCCAACCTGGGGAGCTTCGACCCGGAGTACTCCTGGGCGCCGCAGTTCCCGCCGGCGGGATGGGAGATCGAGCGGCGCCACTTCAACGACGCCAACTTCCCGCCGCGCTACAAGGCCATGACCTCGCGCATGCAGCCGGGGATCCTCAAGATGTTCGGCTGGCAGGTGCTGCCGGGATACGACGCCTACATCTGGGTGGACACCTCGCGCACCGTGACCGACCGCTACTATGCGTCCTGGATGCTCGCCTACCTGGACGGGGCCGACATGGCGCTCTACCGGCACCCGCTGCGCAACACCATCGAGGCGGAGGCGCGCTACATGCTGGCCCGCATGAAGGATCCCACCCAGCGCCGCAGCCGGTATCTCATCTCGCGCTACGACGGGGAGTGGATTGAGGAGCAGCTCGCCGCCATAAAGGCCGACGACGCCTTCGAGGACAAGATCCTCTACGCTTCCACCGCGCTCGCCTACCGCCCCACCCGCAGCGTGCGGGCCGCCATGACCGAGTGGTGGCACCACAAGACGCGCTACCTGCTGCACGACCAGCTGGCGCTGCCCTACGTGGTGTGGAGGCACGGGTGCAAAGTCAATCTGATCGAGGAGAGCGTCTACGCCGAAACGCGCTGGACGTACACCAGGCCGAGGGGGGTTTGATGGACTGGGGCGGGCTCGAATACCTGGTGGTCGGCGCGGGTCTCTCGGGGCTCACCGTGGCGGAGCGCCTGCACGCTGCCGGGTGCAAGGTGGCGGTGGTCGAGCGCCGCGACGAGCTGGGAGGGCTGTGCGCGTCCTACGCGGACGCCGACACCGGCATCGAGGTGCACCGCTACGGAACGCACGTTTGGCACACCGGATCCGAGGCCGCGGCGGAGTGGATGCGCCGGCTCAGCCTGCTGGACGACTACCGCCACCGGGTGCTCGCGCGCCACAAGCGGCGCTGCTACCCGTGGCCCATAAACCTTTTGACCATCAACCACTTTTTCGATCTCGACATGACGCCCCGGCAGGCGGCCGGCTTTATGCGGGTGCTGGCCTCGACCTACTCGGACGAGGCGCCCGAGCTGCTGCGGCCGCCGGACGGCGTGCGCGTGCTGGTTCCGCCCTGCGCCCCGCGTGAGCCAGACGGCCGCCGCCGCCTGCGCGAACTGCCGCGGGCCGCCAACCTGCGGGACGCCTGCGTGGCCAAGATGGGGCTTCCGCTCTATGAGGCGTTCGTGGAGGGCTACAGCCGCAAGCAGTGGGGCTGCGATCCGTCCGGGCTGCCAGCCGAGCTCGGCCGGCGCATACCGGTGCGGACAGACTACGCCTGCGACCTGTTCGACGACCCATGGCAGGGGCTTCCCATAGCGCCGTGGCGCACGGTGTTCGAGCGCCTGGCGGAAGGTATCAAGGTGCACCTCGGCGTCGATTTTAACGACGTGCGCGCAGAGGTGCCGCCCGGCTGCCGGGTCGTCTACACCGGCCCGATAGATGCCTGGTTCGGCTACAGGTTCGGGCCGCTCCGGTGGCGCGGTGTGTACTTCGAGACCGAGGCGCACCCGGTGCCGGACTTCCAGGGTGCGGCCGTGATCAACGAGTGCGACGAGCGCGTGCCCTACACCAGAACGCACGAGTACCGGCACCTGCGGCCATCGGCCAGGCAGTCCCAGCGCAAAACCGTTATCGCCCGCGAGTACCCGGTGGACGGCGGGGACCCGGCCTACCCGGTGGAACCGGACGGCGAGACGGCCGAGCTCTACCGCACGGACGCAGCCGTCGAGCCGGGCGTCTATTTCTGCGGGCGCCTGGCCACCTACCGCTACCTCAACATGGACCAGGCCGTATGCGAGGCGCTGACACTGGCAGCTCGCATTTTAACCGTTAACCGTGAACAGTGAGCCGTGGACGACCTCACCATCATCTACTACACCGCAAACCGCATCGCCGAGCCCTTCGGGGAGCGCGTGCGGCAGCACTTACGCGAGACGGCGGCAGGGATCCCGATCATATCGGTCACGCAGAAGCCGGTCGACCTGGGCCGCAACATCTGCCTGGGGGACATCGGCTTCTCCACCTACAACGTCTACTGGCAGATTTTGGTGGGCGCCACGGCGGCGCTCACACCCTACGTGGCCTGCGCCGAGGACGACACGCTCTACACCCGCGAGCACTTCGAGGAGCGCCCGCCCGCGGACGAGTTCGGCTACAACCGCAGCCGCTGGTGGGTGGAGCCCCAGGGGGTTTTCCGCTGGCGCAACCGCACGGCCATGCACGCCTGCATCGCCCAGCGCCGGCTCATGGTGCAGACGCTGGAGACCCGCTTCGCGGCCTACCCCAGGCAGCTGTGGAGCAAGCGCGAGCTGCGCTCCTGGGGCGAGCCGGGGCGCTACGAGGGCAACCTCAACCTGCCGGAGGTAAAGCGCGGGTTCTTCGAGACACCGGCCGCCCCGGTCGTAACGTTCGACCACAAGGGGAGCCTCTACGGCCTGCGCCGCTGGAACAAGGACGACATCCTGGAAAACGACCTGCCGTACTGGGGAAACGCCCTGCGGCTTATCGAGAGGTTCGGCGCATGAGCCGGCCCATACCGCCGATCGACTACGAGGCGTTCCCCATCGCCCGTCCGGTGAGCCGCAAAAAAATGCAGCTCGACACGCGGCACTACACCGTATGCCAGATCATCCGCGAGATCTACCGCGACACGGACGACCCGGTGATCAAGATGAAGTGCCGCATGGCGATCCGCATGACCAAGACCATGATCGACGCGATCTGCGAGCACGAGCCCACCTGGGGCAAGTTCCGCTGGCCGTGGAGGGAGAAGCCGACCGATGCCGATGGCTAAAAACTTATCCGTTTTAATTCCGTCGCGGAACGAGATGTTCCTGAAACGAACGATCGAGTGCGTGCTCGAACGCGCCGAGGCGGATACCGAGGTGATCGCGGTCGCGGACGGCGCCTGGCCGGATCCGCCCATACCCGACCACCCGCGCGTGATCCTGGTGCACCACACCGAGTCGATCGGCCAGCGGGCCGCAACGAACGAGGCCGCGCGGATCAGCCGGGCACGGTTCGTTATGAAGCTGGACGCCCACTGCCACCTCGACCAGGGGTTCGACCGCAAGCTGATGGCGCCTTACGAGACGGGCGAGCTCGCCGCCGACGTTACCACCATCCCCGCCATGTACAACCTGCACGGGTTCGACTGGGTCTGCGGCGGCTGCGGCAACCGACTGTACCAGGGGCCAAAGCCCGCCAAGTGCGACAAGTGCGGCCATCGCGAGCACGCCATGGACGTTGTCTGGCAGCCCAGGAAAAACCGCCTGACCACGGCCTGGCGGTTCGACAAAACGCTGCACTTCCAATACTGGAAGGAAGGCGAAAAGCGCCAGCACGGTGATCTATGCGACATCCTCTGCTGCCTGGGCGCCTGCTTCTTCATGACGCGCGAGCGCTACTGGGAGCTCGACGGCATGGACGAGGGGCACGGCTCCTGGGGCCAGATGGGTGTTGAGGTGGGCTGCAAGAGCTGGCTCTCCGGCGGGCGCATGGTCGTCAACAAGCGCACCTGGTACAGCCACCTGTTCCGCACCCAGCAGGGGTTCAGCTTCCCGTACCCGGCGCCCAAGGCCGAGCCGGCCCGCGAGCATTCCCGCAAGCTCTGGATCGAGGGCGCCTGGCCGAAGGCCGTGCGCAAGCTCGACTGGATGCTCGACCACTTCAAGCCGCTGCCGGATTGGCACGACACTGCAAACCCGTCACCCGTCACACGTCACGCGTCACGCGATATAAAGAAGGGCCTCGTCTATTACACCGACAACCGCCTGGACGAGCGCCTCATGGCGGCCTGCCAGGCGCGGCTCAACCGCTACCGCAACGGTTGGGACCTGGTGAGCGTGAGCCTAAAGCCGATCGAGTTCGGCCGCAACATCCACCTGCCGATGGAGCGCGGCCACCTCGCCATGTTCAAGCAGATCCTGGCGGGCCTGGAGGCGGTGGAGGCGGACGTGGTCTACATGGTTGAGCACGACATGCTTTACCACGAGAGCCACTTCGATTTCGTGCCGCCGCGGACGGACGTCTACTACTACAACGAGAATACCTGGAAGGTGGACGCCGCCAGCGGGCAGGCGCTTTTCTACTACTGCAAGCAGACTTCGGGCTTGGTCGCCTGGCGCGAGCTTTTGGTGGAGCACTACCGCAAGCGGGTCGCCAAGGTAGAGGCCGAGGGCTACGACCGCAACATGGGCTACGAGCCCGGCACGCACCGCCCGCCGCGCGGGGTGGACAGCCACCCGGCCGAGCGCTGGATGAGCCGGAGGCCCAACATAGACATCCGCCACGGCGGCAACTGGACGCGCAGCCGCTGGAGCCAGGACCAGTTCCGCAACAAGAACGCCTGCCTGGGGTGGAAAATGGCCGACGAGGTGCCCGGCTGGGGCAAGACCAAGGGACGTTTCGACGAATTTCTAAAGGAGGTGCTGCCGTGACGACGAAGGCAAGCGTGGCCGCCGAGGCCCGATCGACATACGTGGTGTCGGTCTCGTTCTACGATGAGGACGGGGTGGCCGCCGTTCCAACCGCGATCCACTGGGCGCTCAAGGACGGCGACCTGGAGGTCGTCAACGGCCGTTCTAACGAGCGCGTGGCCGTGCCGGCCTCAGCCGTCAACATCGTGCTCTACGAGGACGATTTGGCGCTTAACGACAGCGACGCCGAGTATGAGGTGCGCTATCTGATCATTACCTCCACATACAATTCTACGCTCGGGTCAGGCCTCCCGCTCGTGGGAGTGCTGGAGTTCAAGGTGCTGAACACTTTCGCGGCCGGCCTGCTGCCATCGCTATCGCCCAGCAGTTCGGCCAGCCCGAGCACATAACGATGGCATGGCACCAGTGGATCCAGGTGGTGATGGGGCTCGTGTCGCTCGCGGCACTGGTCGGCTCCGGGATAGTGGCATGGCTGATCGCCGTGCGCTACAGAATCCCGCATCTTGAGGCGCGCGTTAAGGCCCTGGAGGAGATCAACACGGGAGAGCTACGGACTGGGGTGCATAAGCATGAGATTTACGAGCAGAACGGCAAGCCGCTCTACATGCACAGGACCGAGTGTCTGACGGCCCAGTCCGAATGCAGCAAGGACCGGGCCACGCAGATCAGCCAGATTTCATATGAGTTTAAGGCGGTGCGCGCACAGCTTGACGCCATGGAGGAGGCCCGCGCCAGGGCCAGGGTGCAAATGATCAGTTTCATGGCGGCCGTAAAAGAAAAATTGAGTTTAAAATTCACAATTCCAGAAGAATGAAAAAGGAGGACACAATGAGAACCAGTCTATTGTTTGCGATGCTGTTGACGATCCTGGCGCTGTTCGGCTGCGCCACCATCTACCCGCCGCCGCAGGACCCGGTGTGCGCCAAGCCGGAGGCCGCCGGCTCGGTAATATGCGCCACGGCCCAGCGCCTGGGGATGACGCCAGAGCAGATCGACGCCGCCTTCCTGGACGCCGCGCTCGTCGGCATCGGCACCAAATTGATCCGGGCCGATGAACTGCGCCGGGCCGTCGGAAAGACGCGCACCTGGGTCGCCGACCGCGACATCCTTACGATAGACGGTCTTACAAAGTACCTCGTGACCGAGGCGACGATCGACCCGGCGCTCGCGCTCCTGCTGTCCAGGAGGCTGGGGCTCATAAACCTGCCGGACCTGGGAGTCAAGGCGCTCACCAAGTACGACAAGGCGCTCGTGCTGGCCGGGATCGACCATCAGCTGGCGCAGCTGACCTATTTTTAAGGTTTCCAGGCGGCGCGGTCGATGAGGGGCCGGTACGTTTCTCGCGGGCGGACCGGTCTGCCGCGTCGCCTGGAATAAACGGTGACGGACATGCGCGTAGAATTTTTGAGCGAGCTTGTGACGCAATACCATGCTAGCCCCAACAGCGGGCGGCGCTGGACGGTGCGGCAGCCCTTCCGGGTTCTGGTCGACGATGCCGAGATCCTGGTGCCGCCGCTGTTCTGGACGGATTTCGCTTCAGTCCCGAGCGTGGTCTGGCCACTTCTAGACCCCTATGACCTCGGCCGAGCGCCGGTGCTGCATGATTTTCTCTACTTTGCAGGCTGGCGGGACCGCAACGTGTGCGACGATGCCTTCCTCGCCGGAATGGAAGCCGACGGGATCTCCGCCTGGCGGCGCTGGGCGGCCTATGCAGCCGTGAGGGGTTTTGGCGGCGTGGTGTGGTCGCGCTACCGGCGCGATAACCAGAAATACCAGCTTGCGCGCATCGGATACGGATACCGGCTGGACCGGTGGAAGGAGCCAGATGGAAGACCTGCTCAAACAATCATTGACTGACGTCGCCGCCACGGGGCTGACGCTCGTGACGACGGTCGTTATCCCCTACGGCCTAAAGCTCCTGCGCGAGTGGGTCAAGGCCAGGACGGCGCTGATCGAGGACCGCAACCTGCGCGAGGGTATCGAGTTCGCCTTCGACCGCCTGGACAAGACGGCCGAGACCGTCGTGCGCGAGATCGACCAGGTGGCGAAAAAGCGCGTGGACGGGCGGGTGGCTCAGCCCGAGAAGCTCCTCGCCGGAGCGATCGCGCGGGTCTACAAGCGCGTCCCGGCCCAGGCCCTGCAGACAATGGAGCGGCACTACAGCGATGATCAGATCAGAGCCATCGTGCGCGGCAAGATCGAGGCCAAGGTCAAAGCCGTTTAGGGGCTGGGCCGCCTACCGCCGCGGGTGGATGCTTCCGGACACGCTGCGGGGCACCCGGCAGCAGGCGCGGCTCTACGTGCAGTCCATGTTCCTGCAGGAGGTTAGCGCCGGCTACCACCGCGCAAAGGACGTGCTAAAGGACCACGGCATCGAGATCTGCCGCTGCACTGTGACGAGGGATGGAACGGATTAATATGTGCCGAGAGGACATGCCGAGACAGCTATCCGTCTGCGGAGGCGGCAGCGACGACGAGCGCGCTAGGTGTTTATTTTTTTTCCCGAGCGTGTCGTTTGACGCGCGTTGCATTTACTTCCGCGAGGACCTGGACGGCCACTGCGACAACGCCGCGGCGCAGCATCACGCGAGGAACTATGGGAAAGACGGGAAGAAGATCGTTGAATGACTATGCTGACGGTCTGCTGCGGGCCTGCATCGGGCTCCTGGCGATACTGCTAAAACGAATTCAAGACCACATTAGGAACGCGCGATGATGAGATCTCCCTGTCTGAACTGCCAGTGGATCGACTACGACAAGAACGGCGCGCGCTGCGTGGACTGCGCCAAGCGCCTCGCATACCTGGAGGGCCTGGAGCAGGCGCCCGAGTGCCGCCAGGACCCATGCTACGCGGCCGCCTGCTCCCTGCCGCGCAGTTTCGCCCGGCAGATAGGCCCGGCGACGCCGGTCAGCCAGCAGGCGCCCATGATCGAGTTCAGATGAGCCGGCTTCCGGCCGGCGGTGCAATTTGGCTATGTGAGGGCTTGATTGCGGCAGACCGCCGGTCGGATCCATCCCTGGCGATAGAGTTACACCTCCTACCTCGTCGCCAGCGCCCCAGGGGCGGCCGCCGCCGCACCATCCGCCCCTGGGGCATCCTTTAGCAGGTGGTTGTCATGATACCGAAGCGCGTCATAATGCACTGCTCGGACACCAAGGACTCCGGGACGGTTTCCTGGGACGCCATCCGGCGCTACCACATCGAAGTCAACGGATGGAGCGACATCGGATACCACTACGGGGTTGAGCTCGTCGGCGACCAGTACCTCTGGATGCCAGGGCGTCCCGAGGTAACGATCGGGGCCCACTGCCGCGGCGAGAACCACGACAGCATCGGCGTCTGCCTGGTCGGCAAATTCGACGCCGAGCCGCCGCCCGATCCGCAGCTCGCCTCCGCCGCCGAGCTCGTCGCCCGCATATGCTGGTCCTGGTACATCGACCCCGCCACGCAAATCTTCTGCCACCGCGACTTCGATCGCAAAAAGACCTGCCCCGGCCGCATGTTCGACCTCGACCGCTTCCGCAGCCTGGTCTCCGAGCGCCTGCCTGCCAGGTAAGCCATCTATACAAAATATAGAGAAAAAACGAATCGGGCGGAAAGATCATTTTCGATCTAACCGCCCGATTTAATTTGGTAGGCGCTGCTGGATTTGAACCAGCGACTTCTACCGTGTGAGGGGACTATACAGTCTTTATTTGTGTTTTAATGCGGTATGTTGTGGACGGTTCCGTGGCTATATATTCCC